TTTGGATTTATGATTCCATATCCGGCATGAAGCTCGTAAATTGAAATCCCGGACTCTTTTCTAATCAGATAGACGCGATCCAACGAGAACCCCAAGAGATTGGGACCAACCTGCTCGAAGGCAAAGATCTTGTTGTTCGGAATCTTCGGCAGGTATTTGTTGGAGGGGCTGAACAACTCCGGACAAATCTCGGATGAACTCGACCACCTCAGTTCACCCAAACCCCTCAAAGCGTCATCCGGTCTGTTGAACTCAGACGAAGAAGTGGAGGATGTCTTGATGTTGGAACACATCAAAGTGTTCTCGTACATCACGGCACAACCCGCTTTAGGCATTTCCTCGTCGAATGCGACGTTATCTATGAACGTGTCTTGACGAACCAATTGCCTGTCGTCCAACTCATAGAAGTAAACCGATGTCGCGTGCGTGGCCGTAGGCGTGCCGATTTGAAAGTTAGACAGTGTAATGATGTTGTCCAAATGCAACAGCCCGGCAACATACGTTCCACCGGCCGCTTCCACTCTCACGCTTCTGTAGATGTACGCCTGGTCGTACTTCGTTGTGTCGTAGTGAATCTCAATGGCTGCGTGGAGGGGTGTTGCAGGCAATGGACCTGTCGATCCATCTGGATCAAAGTCCCCCGACTTAGCACAAGCAATTTCGCTCAGTGCGCTTCTTCTACCGTTTTGGCTGTTGTACAGCAAGTAAGCAAATGAGTATGAACCGGGTTGAAGTGTTGCCACTTCTGAACGTCCAATGTCGTCAGAATCGAACGAAGCGGACGTAGCAATATCTGATAACGTAGTGATTTCGTCAGGGAAGAACTCAGTCAAAAAGATTTGACCTGCGCCGGGTCTTCCCGCAGACGGTACCGCAACTGAGCCCAACGCAATGCTATCCGCTGCTGAAAGCAGTGATGGTCTTTTTCCGGGACCTGTGTCCGTAAGAACCTCAATGCCACTACCTGACGACACGATCCTAAAACAAACAGGTTCCTTGTCCGTCATGAACACATAAACGAATCTACCCCACACCGAAATGCTCATTTGAGCGCCCGACACATTGTCAGAAGACAAAGGTCGTGGAGTACTGTACATCAACAACCTATTTCTATTCCATGTTCCTGCGCCTCCGGTAACCCTTACGAAATCAACAAACACATCGCAGGTTCCGGAAGGCCCCCCCACCCGATACACGATCCCAAAGCCGTACTCGTTGGATCCCACCTTGCAGTCAAAAGGGAAAAACTCCAACACATCTTTGTTTGACCAACTTTTCTGGTTTCCAATGACATTGGAGGCGGATCCGACCGTCGGATCAAACTGGTAGGCTTTCAAAAATCCCGGAAAGGGACTGACTCCCCCTGAGAGTTGACCGTTTACTCCAACTAACTCATGTGCGTTTGGTTTCGTCACATACGGACGCTGACCTGTACGATCCGTGCTGACGTTCATGAGGTTGTAGATCCAGGATGTTTTTCTGTCTTCCATGGCGTTCTCCTACTTCACATACCAACCTTTAGTCTGAACCTCACGCTCGCAAGAGCTTTCGCACTGTTGAACGGCCTCCTCAAAGTCCATGTACGGAAACACTTTAAGGCCGGAGTCCTTGGTGCAATTGTATATTTCCAAAGGCATACGGGATTTTACAAGCGCTTGAAACCGGGAAGACAGCGCCTTGTACAGTCTGTTGTTCGACCTTCTTCCTTTGTCGTCCTTCTTTTCATCCCATCCGTACGGCGAAACTGCGGAATCCTCGCTCATCTTGAAGTCCGCACCCAACAAGAACACCTTCTTGAACCCCAACCAGTAGGCTGTCTTGAGTGCAACCAACATCACAGACCTGCCCCCTTTTATTCCCAACGCATCTTTCTCGTCCTTCAAACACCCCCACTGAGCATACGGAGAGGTCCAAAAAGTCTTGGGGTCAAAGTAATCCTGACGAACAAAGTGAGCCACATTCGGGCAGTCACACACTCTCTTTTCCGTTTCTTTTACGGACCCCTCCACCATAGTGCGGATTTTTCCGGCTGCATTTGACTGGGGACATATTTTGAGGATGCGGGGATCCAACCAACCCACATCCGCAAACCGACCAGGAGGATCTACGCTGACCCACAAGTCCGGCTTCCACATCAACCAGCTGTTGTTGACCCCCATCGTCACCAGACCCCTACGACCCAGAAGGTGGAGGGGTGTCTCCTTCAACGACGGACCGCCAAGTACCATGAAAAGAGAAGACCCCTCATACATCCCTTGAAGATGGAGGGGCCTTCCGTCCGGACGTTGAAGGAAACAAAGATCTTTTTGCAGCTTGTCAGATCTTGATGGGTTTCGAAAAAGAATACCGGCGTCTTTAACTCCCACAGGACCTCGAAAACGCCTGTTAAACCCCACTAACGCTGTTCGAGAATCCCGGTTTGTGGAGGGGGCATTCGAGGTGGGGGTACTCAAGTTTGGAAGGCGTGCCATCGAGGCGAGCCTCTTCGCGCACTCCGCAGCCGCACGCTCCGCAATAGTGGTATCCATCGGTGTGTTTTCTCAACATGTTACAGGCTTCAGTGGAAACTCCGCCAAAGCAAGACTCTTTGCGTTGGTTCAGTACGTCCAAAGAGATAGTTCCCACTCTTTTAGACACCTCGCTCTTTAACCAAGATGTGGCATTTGCCCACGTGGGTTTTGTTTTCGTCCACCCAACATACGCGTTGATTTTTTCAGCTGATCGTGGATCCCCCTCCACATACTTATGGAGGTTGTCCACCGCTTTTTCTCGGAGCTTTGCCGACTCCTCAGACGAAACTCCGTTTTGCAGGCACTTGTTGCAGAACTTCTCGGTGATGCCTACCGGAAATCCCAACTTGTTGTTGATGAGACGACAACCTCCTGGAATGGAGAACTCACAATCAACCTTGTGTTGAGGCATCGGCAGAAATTTCAAGTTCTTATTTATGGCGCACCTCCTCCTCCCCCGCCTCCGCCGCCCGCACCGTCGCAAAGTTGAGGGCAGTACACTTCGTCGCTGGTCGGATACCAAACAAGCACGTTGAAGAGACCGAAGATCTGGCAGGGCGGAAGAGTTTCGGAGACTCCGAATCTTCTCACATAACAGCAGTAGAAGTTAACGTAGCAATATCCACCGCTCAACTGATATCCACGATCCACGCAAGTCGAACAACCGTTGCAAATCGCACACGAGCACAACTCCCACAAAGTAGAACCTTCATCATTCAATATGAAGAGGGGACATTGAGAGCTCTGGTTGCAGTGGGCTCCGTCGGAGTCAAAGTAAACAACACCGTTACTCAAGGCGATTTCGGGTTCGAAACATGCAGCCCATGTCCAAGGAACTTGGACATATGCAGCGTTCACCTCGTCCCAACAAAAAGGACCCTCCTCCGCCCCACAACCTCCGATGTAATCAATCGTCCCATCCGGATATACAACTTCGGCATAGCAGTCCTGACAGTCATCGTCAGGTATTCCGATTGTTGAGGTGGAAGAAGATCCTGAAATCGTGGTGGAACCACCTCCACCTGAAGAACTCACTCCCGATGAAATTATTGAACTAAGACTACTTACGGAGCTGAGTATGCTTGAGCTTCCGACGCCTGACGTGGCAAAGGATGAAGACATTACCGAAGACAAAACGGAGCTTGTACCACTGGTTGCGCCGCTACTTCCTGCACTTCCGGTACCACTAGTAACTCCACTACTCAAACTTGTGATAGAGCTTGATGTGGATGTGGATGTACTGGAAACACCCATGTCGGTCCACTCTCCTGATGTGTAGTTGATATTGGGATTTGTAAGAGAGTTGAGAAATGAGATGGGATCGAATACGCCCCAGTCCTTCTCTCCCGGAGGAAATCCGTAATAGGTGTCAGACTTGTTCATTGCAGGTTGCTGATTGAATCCGAGACCCAAAGCTTTGATGACCTCGGGAGACAACAGCGGAAGCAAGTCAGAAATCCACTGACTTCTTTCATTCGAACGATTACCTTCAGATGAAAATGGCATGTGCAGCCTTATCTGATTGCGTTCTTAGGTTGGAAGATTTTGGGATCGAATGAATAAGGAACCTGACTTATCGCGCCGGGTGCGTAGATGCGAATCGAAGGTTGAGAAAAGCTTTGATTCACTTTTTTTGTGAAGTCATTGTTTGATCGCTGGGAACGTCCCGGATTGAAATCCGAAATCCACTGAGCTCTCTCAAACAGTCTTGTGCCTCTGGAAGAAAACGGCATGGTTCACCTCACGGGGTTCCAACCCCAAGTCTGAGCATACGGATTGTCCGGCGTAGCCCGAACAAAGTGGTGGGGTACGCGACTCTGCATACCGGTCAAGTTGTCACCGATAGTCTTGATCGCTTGCACGTAACCGATGCGCAATCTTTCGTAGTGTGCCTGCGTGATCTTGCGTGCGGTACCGACCTGCATGGCTGCCCACAACGCAATCGCGTTTACGAGCGGCTGCGAACCTACGGGCGCGATCTCATACAACTTGCTACCTCCCGACGTCGCGTTTGTAAACGGCAGGTACGTATCAACCTTCCAGTTCGGCGCTTCGTAGTAGTGCCTCTTGATGATGCGTTCTTCAACGATGCCGGACGATCCCGTGGGGATCAAGCGCAGTACCTGTCCGTTGTATCCGCCGACGCGTCGATCAAGTTCGCCGACCGTAACTGCCCCCAACGTCATGGTGTCCAGACCCGCATCGAGCGTGCCTGTGGCCGACTTGTGCGGAATCACATCTCCGTTAGATACGTACCAGACCTGCGCGGTGGTTGATCCGGTGACCAACCCCTCCAGCACGAACTCCATGGCTCCCGGGTATCCTTCGATGGACCAGTTCTTTCCGCGATAGTCCATGCGGTCGCGCGGGATGATGTCGAGGATGATGTTGCTATCTTGGTCCGTAACCACGAAGCGCACGATCTCTTGGACACAAGGCGGCAACTTGTAGCGGACGTCGGTTGTGGTCAGAGACAAATCGTACTTCAGGATGATCTGGCCCTGCGACGTGTTGTTGAGACGTGACATCACGTCCACCATTGCGGGGCAGATGCAGTGGCGGACGATGTAGTCGTTGTCGTACTTGGCGTCGACGTCAGGTTCGTCGAGGTAGAAACGCACGCGGTCCAACACAGTGTCAAGAAACGACATTGAGCTGTTCATGGTTTAACTCCTTGCCAGTTCCCTGGCCATCTCTTTCGTACCTTCGGATGGTACGCCAACGGGAACAGCACCGATGGAGACCTTGTGAGCCTCTCGTTCCAGACCCACGGACTTCAACCTCTTGACCATGTCCTTTCGCACTTCGGCGCGATCCAGCATCTCGCTCCGCTTGCGGTGCTCCGCCTCTCTCAACTTGTTCTGGTGTTTCTTGATGATGTCGTGGGTGGGAGTGAGACGCGCCTTCAGCACTTGCGGGTGCATCAGATCGGACGGCCATCCGTTGCTGGACTCGTCTGCGAACCCCTCCAACTCCTGGGCTACCGGATGGCAGGTTTCTTCCGGCGTGTAGAGCCACTGGCACAACATGAAGCGTCGTGTCTTTCGGTGGCGATACACAAACAGTTTGGGGTCTTCCATCTCGCGGCGCAGCCAACGAAGCCAGCCCCATTCGGGCATGACCTCATGGTCTTCGCCTACTTCGAGAAAGTGAACGCAAGAGTCTTCGTGCGGATCGTACGTGATTTCCATATGTGCTCCAAAAGAGAAGGGCACCCTTCATCAGAGTGCCCTTCAGTGTAGCCGATTTATCGGTCACAGGTTAGCGGCCGCAGGAGCAGCACTTCTTTCCACCCTTCTTCTTAGCCATGGGAAACCTCCTTTCTTAGACCTTCGAGGTATAGAAGTAACGTGACTTGTCGACCTTCTGTGCGTCGGTCGACGTATCACGACGCGTCGGACTCTTACGAGTCGTGATTTGAACCATCAAACCAACAAGACCAGTAGCAGTGCCAGCCGCTCTGAAAGAAATCAGACTTCCAGAAGGCAGGTTGATTTGGGGGTTCGTGGTCACAAACGAGAGATCCACCGGAGCATTGGCGGTTCCGGATGTGAGTTCAGCACCCGTGAGTGCCGTACCTGAACCAGGTGCCGTGCCTGAAGCCGCTGATTCAAAAAGAGCGGTGCCGCTGGAAGAAGCTGTGCTCCAACGCATTGTAATCTTTTCGATATCGCAAGCCTCAGGCAAAATCATGAGAGGAACGGTGCCGGTAAAGGCAGCTGCCGCGAACGGGCCGAAGGTGTAAGTTTCCAAAGCCCAGTCGTTGATGTCGCCTGTGTAGGCGGTTGTGTGTGCTGTAAGTGCCATGGTCAAAAATCCTTGTGAAAGAGGGAATCCCCCCCACCCGGAGGTCGTGGGTGGGGGGGTCCCGGAGGGAAGAGATTAGACGTACAAGCGGTCTTCCGCGACGTTGGTGAGCTTCAAGCCGCAGACCTGCTCGGGGACGAGCTGCATGCGGAGGAAGCCCGGCATCTGCGTACCTTCGGTGATGAAGGTGCGGTTGGCCGACGTAGCGAAGATCGGAATCTGGTTCGAGCCGTTGCCGGTGAGTGCCGCACCGACGAAGCGGAACGGAATCCACGCGGGCAGACGCTCGCCCTTCTTGACGCCCTTGGGATCCGGAGGCGAGTAACGCTTCCAGTTGCCCTTGAACTTGTGACCGTACACGGTACCGGCTTCGATGTAGCTCGAAGTCAAGCCGCGATACGTACGACCATCCATCTGGATCTGGAAGTCGCCCGACGAACCTTCGTTGTTGATCGTCGAGGTCTTTCCGGTGCGGTCGTAGTACTGGCGTCCGATCTTCTGAGCCTCGTACGCGAGCCACACACCGTCGCTCGCAACGAGCGTGTCGATGTCGAATCCGTACTTGCCCTTGGCGGCGTGCCAACGGCGGAGGAGTTTGCGCATGAAGTGCTCGGTGAGCGGCTGACCAGCAAGGCTGTACACCATCGAGCGGAACTCGGGGTGAGTGTTGACGTTGATGTCGCCGTTGTATCCGCTGTTCGTACCAGCGCTCTCGAAGCCGAGGAGCGTGTTCGAAGCAGTACGAGTGACACCGCTGTTATCGCCACCCTTCAACCAGCTGTTGATACCGGCGATACCGGTGAAGTAACCGCCGCCCGACGCTGAGTACGGGGTGTTGGCGTTACCCTTGCTCGACGCCATCACAATGCGATCGCCGGTAGCAAGACCGGTGATTGCGAGTGTGGAGCTGGCGTAGACCGAGAGGTTACCTGCTTCACGCAGGTGCAAACGACCCGACAACTCATCGACGGCAACCACGATGAACGTGGTGTTCGTGGTGGATCCCGAAATCGTTCGCAGAGTCGAACCGTTGCTGCTGTAGATCTGGACGCGCATACCGATCATGAATCGGTCGATGGCGTAGGTCGAGCGGTTGAGGTCAATAACGATCGTCTTGTACTCACCGCTGCCGCTCGACGTTTCATCGGCGAGGTAGTAGTCGGTGTTGAGAGCGATCGCTGCGGTACCGTCGCCGACCTGACCCAGAGCGTAGTAGTCGTTCTGGCTGATGTAGAAGTAGTTGCACATCGTCTGAGTGATGTGCTTGGCGAACCCCTCCAGCTTGGGAGCGATGACTTCGCCGATGAAGGCTTGAGTCGCTTCCGCTTGGAGTTCACCGAGCGTCATCATCAGGTTAGTGTGCATCGACCGCATCGGAATCGAGAGGCGGTACGGCGTCTGGTTCGCGCCGAGGGTGGCGTCCGGGAACACGTTGCTGAGGCCCTGAAGGTGGAGCTTCGCGCCGAGCGAGGTGTTCTGCGGATCGCCGTAAAGGGTGAAGTCGCCCTTCGGACCGCCGGGCTCAACCACACCCGTCAGACCCTGCATGAAGGTCTTGATGATGAGGTAGTCACGACCGAACGAGTCCTGGGGACCGACGGACTGGTTGCTGACAATCATGTCTTCCCAAACCTTGTCACAGGCCGGGAGGAACATACCGATCTTCTTGTTAATAATCTCTTCGATGCGCACGCTCTGCGTGCTGAAAAGAGATCCTGTAGGAGCTGCCATTTGAACCTTTCCGACTCACCTTAGATAGGCGAGTCTGACTTTGATCCCCGCTCGGCCTCTGCGGACGCACGCAGGAGCTGATCGACGGCCCATCCTCGCGCCTCGCGCGATACGTCCGCCGGATTCATTCCGCGTTTGTACTCAGGTGCCTTCACGGGCTGAGTGTTAGTTACGTAATCCTGTTCCGCGCTGTAGTCCGAAGACCGTCCAAGTTTGGAGGGGTTCGGATAGATCGCACGATATTTGCCGTGCACCGACTTTGCGGCGTTTGCGGCTTCTTCTTGGATCCAACTATCGTTCCACCGTCCACCCTCTCGGATTCTGCGGACACGAAGTCGTTCCAAAGTTTCCCTCTTTACCTCACCCAAAAGAGTGTTGTAAAGGTATTCCACTCGCTCTGTTCCCCCTTCTTCTTCTTGAAGGGACGGAGCCAATGTAGTGATAAGTTTACCAAGGGCGGTGTCCTCGTCAATAGTCGAGTCCACTGTGTTGTCCAAAATCGTTTCAAGACGAGCGCGTTCCGACTTGCGGGCGGTCGCTTTCAAACCTTCGATTTCAGATTTAGTCGTACGAACAAACTCCACTGCATCTGAGTTTTCGTCAACTTCTTCGATAGAGGGTTCTACTTCCCCTCCATCTTCGCCACGTTGCTCTTGGATGTATTCTTCGATCTCGTCCGGACTGTACCCCTCTTTTGACATCACTTTTCGAATCGAGTCCTCGACCTGTGAGGGGTCTCCGCCCGGTCGAAGCAAGTTGCGCACGTGACCCCAGTCTTGCTCGGCCTCCTTCATGCGGCTTTCGAGTTCTTGGGCCTTTGACGCTTGACGCATCAGCTTGTCGTACTCGGCGCGACTCAACGGAATCTGGGTTTCGCCCCCTCCACCTGTTTCGGGTGTGGGTGCGGGAGATCCGCCGCCTTGGTTCATCGTGTCTTCATTGAGGTACTGCATTCATCACTCCGGGATTAGGAGGCATCATCCCCGGAACCATTCCAGGTTGAGGCCCCTGTTGCATAGACATCTGAGAAAGCATAGCCGCATCGTCAGGATTCGGAACGGCGGCGGGCAGCGAGAGGCCCATGAAGTTAATCAGTGTGGATCTAAACTGCTTCATCGCATTGTGGACTGATGCACTTGCAACCGACATCGCCGGACCGGTGACAAAAGAGTTCAACACACGCAACACGATGTCGGGCTTGGTGGTGTGCGGGGTCAAGATCATTTTTCCCGGCTCCCTTCCATCTCCGTACACCATGAGGATCGCGCGTACCGCCATCTCGTATGCGGCCTTGTCTTCGTCCATCCACATGGCGAAATCCAATCCTTCTTTAATCGCAAAAAGGTTGAAGGCCACAGGATCCTTGTTGACTCCCCGCTGCCACAACTCCAACGCTTCTTGTTTGCGAGCAACGGTGGATTTGGGTGTCAAAGCTCTGATGCTGAAATTGACACGAGCCAGATCCGGCAACGGGTTGTTGGTGAACGATACCGTCAGAGATTCGGGGTCAATGACGGCACCGGCAAGATCAAGCGTCAACGCTCCAACAGGCAACGCTCTTCTGCTCATTGTGAGCTTTGAAGTTACGGTTTGGATCAAAGATCGGTACATGTCCCCCCAAGCTCGAACTACACCGTTGGTGGGGGTGGTAAGCGTGCGGGTCATCTGCTCTTCGAGGAACTGCAAGCCTGAAGCACTGTCGACTCGGCCCTTCTCCTTGATGAGATCTTGAATCGGGTTGACTGCATTCATGGCCTCACGAGCGAACTGAGCCACACGACCCGGCATATCTCCGGCGTTGTGCGGCGTAATTGAGAACGGCTTGAACCCCTCCACCAATGCGTCGGGTTGCCAGAACATCACCCGCAGGCCGCGACCAACGTCTCGCAGAATCTGGTTCTGGTTCATTTGGCCCTGCGGCAACACGAGCACGCCGTAGCGGTCGAGATCCATGACGTTGTTGAACAACGCCTTTGACAAACGCTCCAAGTTGCGGTGGGTGGAGAACAGCAGGTCGAACATGCCTGCGCCGTGGAACGTGCCGTTGTTGAAGAAGCGGGACCAACCGATGGGGCAGTAAGCTTCTACGGAACTCAAATCGTCATCCTGTAACACCACATCGCCCGAGGTCACAACGTATCGGGAGACGGTGTTGTTAGCCCCAAGAAGCCACAACTCACGAACCTTCACTACGCCGATGTATTCGTCCTTCTCGGCGCTTGATCCCATGGTCGAGGAGTCTGAACGGGATCCCGTCCAGTAAGTGACGTCGCGGATGCCGTCACGCTCGGGCCACGGCTCGCCGGGATCGGCCTCGAACCATTCCATGTCTTCGAGGTTTGTTTTGATCTTCTTTGCGCCGTAGATCTCTTCGAGCTTTTTGACGGTCATCCAGCGTTGACGCACGATGCCTTGCATCTTCGTGACGTCTTGTCCGGTCAATGGGAACGGGAAGAGCTCGCGCGGGTGAATGACTTCGAGGTCGGTGGTGAGACCGATGGTGGGATGGTCAACGACGTGGCCGGTGATGCCTGCGAATCCGAGGCATGCGAACATCCACGCGTATTCCTCTTTGACGCGATCAACGGTGTTCTCGTTGATGGTGGCATCGCCGATGATTTGTGACATCGCCTTGGAGCGCATGCCGTCAATCGAGTTCGCTTGTGTCTCGGTGCGAAGACGCAAGTCCATGGACTGAATGCGTCCTGCGACTTGGTTGATCGCAAACAGGAGGTCTTGCGATTGGAACTCCATGTTGCCTTCTTTATCGAGAAGGTGCGGAGAGAGTTGGCCCGAGACGGGATCGAAAACGTCGAAGCGTCGATAGCCGTTGAGGTAGTACCAAGCGAGCAGCCAGTTGGTGCGTCGGTACATCAACTGCATCTCGCAGCGGTCAGCATGCCGACGGATCACGTGAGCAAGGGCCTTCGGATTCTTCGGCAACGCGATGGATTCATTCATCATGGCGCGGTTCCTTCAGGTGGTGGTTCACCCATAGCATAGGGCTTGGCCGCGACACCCCGTGGTTTCCATCCTCTGTACGGGTTTCGCACCGCATCGACAAGCGCCGGATTCGAAGTTGTGGGCACGGGAACGAACTCAGTAGGCGGGACAGGTGCGATCGGAGTCACATGCGCCGGAGGTGTGGAGGGGTCGGGCGCTGTGGCTGATCGAGGCCCCCCTCCAAAATAACACTCAAGCAACTTCATGGCAAGGGGCATCGGGATCCACATGCCATCACCGGACTGTTGCACATCAGGCAAGTTCATACGCGCGTCTCCGAACTAGAGGTTGAGGAATCAGGGAGGAAGGTGTCGGGTTCCAACAGTTTCGAGATGGACTCGGCGCTCAACATTTGGAGCGGCATGCCTGACACGATGGACGCTCCACCCGGCAACATCTTGACTCCGTTCTTAATCATCTCGAAGGGGTCGGTTGTTTCGAGGAGTTTACCTGGATCTTTGGTGGGCAGTCGGCCCTTGAGAGCCATGAGTGACATCGAGATCGTGTCGAGCTCGTCGTCGTGGTCGAGACCGCCGTCGTTGGCGTCGGGGTTGAACCCCTCCACCTGGTCAAAGAGGCGACGGATTCCCGGGTTTGATGCGCGGGAGTCGAAGGGAAGTTTGATGAGGGACCACTCAAAGCGGGGTTCGAGCGCTGCGATCTTCGCGGCTTTCTCCATGGTGCCGGGTCGAATGTCGCGGATGGCGGGTGCGAAGGTGAAGCCCATGTCCTTGGTGAGTCCGGTTGATACAGCGGAGAGGAACATTTGGTAGAGCTTGAAGGATTCGCGCACGACTTCGACGAAGATCATGGGGCATCGCCAGCGGTTGGCGATTTCGAGGGTCTTGCGCATCAGCACGGTGTCGTTCGCGCGGTCGGACCACATGTCGAGTACGAAGAGTTCGTTCTGGGGTGTGCAGGCCATGAGGGTGCACACGCGACGGTCCGAGTGCGTGCTCTCGGTGAATGCGGTGTCGACGGTGATGAAGAGGCGCGAGTGTCCGAGGAACTCGGTGAGCGGCATCGTGACGGTGATGTCGGGATTCTTGCGAAGCCAGCAGATGCGTGCGGATGATGCGCGTGGGTCGGTAGAGAGGTGGATGTCGGCGTCTTCGTACCAGAATGCGTGACGACCTCGTGGGTTCTGATCGAGCTTGAAGAACTGTTCGTCAAGGTCGCCGGGACGTCCGAGCATTTCGGCGTTGAACGCGGCTGCTCCCATCATCTGCTTCATCTCTTCGAGGGACACGAGGGTGGGTGTGCCGCGTGCTTTCTTCTCGGCGATGGTGGCTGGCCACATGTCAGGCCAACACGAGACGACTTGTCCGGTGGAGGGGTCCTCCATCGCGGCGCGTACCCAGAGGCGCGACCAGTAGTTGAAGCGAGGGTCGAGCGACATGGCCTTACCGGTGGAGGGGTCCGACACGGTGGACATGGCATGCCAGAGGTAGTGGCGCTTGGAAACGAATGTGCCGAGCCAGTTGATGCCGCAGTTCGAGCGCATGACCATGGGCACGCACAGACGGAACAAAAGTTTTTCCATGTAGGTGCGGATGAGCGCCATCGAGGTCGAGGCTTTCTCGTCGTACTCGGGATCGTCGATGGCGAAGAGACGGGGGCGGATACCACGGATGCGGGACTCTGCGGAGAGACAGCGGAGGTATGCGCCGTTGTTGAGGTGGAAGTATTCGACGCCCGTGGGTTTCTCGCCACGCGAGGGTTTCAGGTCGCCGAAGTCGTCGGCGATGCGTTGGTTGTTGAAGGCTTGGTCTTTGATGATCTGGCCGGTGTGCTTGGCGTTGTCGTGCGTTGAGGTTGCGTAGACGACGGAGAAGGCCGTGCCCGTGACGAGTTGGAGAAGGATCTTCTTGCGGAGGAGTGTGGACTTCGCACCGCCGCGAGGTGCGATGGCCGCGCACAGGCGATGTTGTGCCCACTGACGTACGAGCGCCCAGTGGAATTCGGGCGTCTCGCGTGGGGGCATGTCGTAGAAGAGTGGATCGAAATCGGAGTGGGGATCGGGGTGCAGGTAGTAGAGGTCGAAGAAGCGGAGGGAGGCTACGAGGTCACCGGGTTGTGCGTCGTCGGCGGTCCATAAACGACACGCGTTGATGCGTGCTTCACGCTGACCGTCCTCAGTGAGCTCTTCGTAGTCGGCAGGGAGAGGGAAGATGGGTGAGTCGCGGAACGCTTCAGGCACGGTGCCTCCGTTTTTCGTTGTGGAAGGATCCGACGATGTATCCAAGGGGTGAGACGGATGGGTTGCCGACTAGAGAGATTTGTTTGAGCCACCAATCTCGTGGTTGTACGGTGGGGTGTAACCCCTCCCCTTTTACTTTGATGCGGCTGGGTCTGGTGCAGATGGAGAAGATGAAGTTGGCGTTGGGTGTGGCAATACGGTGCATCTCGGACAGAACGAGAGGTACGTCTTCTGGTAGAAGGTGTTCGAGAGCGTCGAATGAGGTGATGAGGTCGGCCGTCGAGGAGGGAAGCGGGACGTCGTGCATGTGCGCAACTATGTCGGCTTCTCTGAATGCGAAGTCGATGCCGACCCCCTCCACACCTTGGGAGCGGAAGTGTTGTAGAAAGTTGTTTCTGCCGCATCCGAAGTCGACGATGAACTTGGGTTTGATTTGTTGTACGAGTTCGTAGGCTCGTTGGCCGTGATTCTTAGCGCCGTAAGAAGGCGAAGATGTTAGATAGATGTATTTGGATCGTTCATGCTCTCGACGTTTTGTGATGTCGGAAGACATTGTGGTTCACCGTTTACGCCTTCGGTGAAGGAGCCAGTACGAGATCGAACATACAGCTGCGAAGATGATGCACGCAGGCGTGGCGACAGAGGTAGGCGGCAAGACCGTTGGGATCCCAGAGTTGGAGGACGTTGAAATAGTAAGTGAGGATTGCATGGGTCTCTGGGGTGAGGTTGCGGTTTGACTCGTCGAGGAGTTGCGCCCGGATTCCGTTGCCGAGAGAGGTTGCGTTGAGGTGACGGGTGGGATCGTTGTAGCCGAGATCCATGACGAGAGGTCCGCACATGGAGGCCAGAGATTCGGGTGGGTACGAAAGGATGATGCCGATGACGGTGGAGATCAGTTCAGGAGGTGGGGTATGGATCTTGGCTGCGTATTGGGGCTGACGGAGCACCGGATGTGTGGGTTGAACGGAGCTTGCTGGTGAGGGCTGAGGTACTGAGGGTGACCGCTTCGCTGACATTCGTGTTCTCCTGTTTCCGTTTCAGTGTAGTGCGTGCGACGAGTCCTGACAACTTGGCCGAGGTCAAGAGGTGGGACGAGAGGGTTTTGATGGCGGGCAAGGATATGGCCGGGTCCGGGTCGCGCGAGAGTTTGACGAGGCGTTCAACGAATTCTTGTTGGGTGAACTTGCATGAGGCGAGGGCCAGACCGGCCCCGTCGAGGGAGAAGAAGGAGAGCGCGACGTCTTCGCCGGAGGAGAGGGCGGGCTCAATCCTCGTAGAGAGGGCGGGGTTCTGGGGTGGAGGGGTCAGGTGTGTCGAGTTGGGCTGCGTAGCGGGCGATGACTTGATCGGCGAGCTCGGCTTGAGTCGCCTCGTCGAGTCGAGAGACGACAACAGAAGAGAGTCTATCGGCTGCTTCGTCGACTGCCCTGGCAAAGGCTCGATGGGTTGCGGGGCTGTCGGGTTCGACTCGGGTTGAGATGAGTTCGGCGAGGAGTGATCGGAGGTTTCGTTTGACATATGCGGGGTCCAGAGTGTCGGTTGTGTTCGAGGGCGCGGGCGGAGAGGCGAGGTGGATGCAACCGGGGAATAGGAAGTCGGGTTGTCCGATGCGTGAGATCGCGCGAAGTGCGAGGGAGAAGGAGAGATGGTCGATGAAGCGCTGGCGACCGATGTAGATGACGGGTACGTGCAGGGCTTTCAGGAAGCGGCGAAACGCTTTGCGTGATACGCCGTGTGGTTCAAACGCGCGGTAGTAATGGGATTCGGAGTAGAGACGCGAGTGTGCTCCGAGAAATATTGCGGAACTTTCTTTTTCTGACATAGTTCACTTGACGGGGTTTGAGTGAAGTGTATGATGTGCCGCAGTAGACGCACTTTTACAGGAGAAGCATATGGCAGGTATCGGTTCAGTGGATAGGCCCCTTGTGAGCGATGAGCCCATGAGCGTTGCGAGGGCGTTTGTTGACGATGTGGGCATGGTCAAGGGGAGCAGGGCGCTGTGGTTGGTGGGAGGAAGTTGGTGGGTATGGACGGGTGGCAGGTGGAAGGTGAGAACCAATGAGCAGATGGAGCGGGAGTTATGGCGTTGGATGGACGGCAGGTGGTACGGGGTGACCGGTAAGGACGGGTCGGTGCTGCGGAAGTTGGTTCCCAGAACGTCGACGGTGATGGATGTGATGCGGGCGTTGCAGGCTGTGTGCGAGGCGAGGTGGGATCGCACGCCGTTGTGGGTGGGAGTGGAAGGACCGGACGCGCGTACGTGCGTGGCGTTCGAGGATGTAGTGGTGCAGGTGACGGGTGATGGCGTGCAGGTGGTGAGGGAGCGGGATGAGAAGTGGTTGGATTCGATGGTGGTGCCCGTGTTGTGGGATGACAAGGCCGAGTGTCCGAGGTGGATGAAGGCGCTTGATGAGTGGAGTAGGGGCGATGAGAAGTGGAAGAAGTTGTTGCAGTGGTGGATGGGTTACTGCTTGTTGAGCAAGCGGAGCTATGCGAAGTGGCTGTTGATGCAGGGCAAGAGCAGAGCGGGTAAGGGCGTGATTGCGGATGTGTTGCGGACCATGCTGGGATGGGAGAGTTA